ACAGGATATATTGAAGCGTTCAAGGACAACATCAGGAGGCTGAGAGGTGAACAGAGTGACTAGCTATTCATGTTTGGACTGCAAGCACCTGAAAGGTTGTTTGGAGAGTAGCAGGCGTTACCCCTGCAGAGATTTTAAACTGGCAGAGCCAGCGATACTAGAGAGGAGAGGTCGAAAACATGACAGTAAAAGAAAGGCTTGACGCTATGGTTGACATGGCGGTCATGGAGCTAAAAATGAAAGAAACGCAAGAGTATGGCACTGTTACCGAAGGCGTTTACCCTATGATGATAGGCGACGTGTGGACGTTTGACGGAGCAATATCGGGTGTTCAGATATTTCCGCCTGACATTCATGCTGTAGCAAAAGAGGTCGGTGCTGAGGTGTTGGAAAACGGAACTGAATCGTATTTCGTGTACAAAAATATCGCATTTTTCAAATACAAAGGTGGTGTTCCAAATGCGTTACACGGCTAATGACTGCGTCGGCTGTCCTGACGGGTGCAGATGTTGCGGAAGAGACCGCAATTACACTGTAGTCCAATGTGACAAATGCAGGGACGAACTAGACCTTGCAATTGAAAATGTTTTCTGCTACCAGGGCAAGGACTATTGCAAGGACTGTTTTCGTGAAATCCTGATTGAAGAAATCAACCAAAATGACGATATTTCAATCTATGACCTTGCCGAGCTGGCAGGGGTCGAGTATGACGAGGAGGATCTGAACCTGTTATGAGCGCAAGTTTTGAAAACGGCGTTCAGAAATATGTCAGGGGCTATGCGGTAGTTGAAACCGCATTCCCTGTTGACAACAAGGGTGTTACATACGCCGCCTGCAAGTATTGCAGATTTTTCAGCCGTCGGTCAGGACGGTGCAATCTGACCGACGAAATCGTATTTTTACCAGACACGTTTGTGGGCGCCCAATGCCCATTAGAAATCAAAGAGGAGGAATAAAACATGGGACTACCCGTTCTAATCGAGGGAGAAAGTGGCAGCGGCAAGAGCCGTTCCCTCAAAAATTTCAAGCCAGGCGAGATAAGCATTTTCAATGTCGCTGGCAAGCCACTGCCGTTCAAAAACAATGGTCTTGCGACACTTTCGGTGGCAAAACTTGTCAAAGCAAACAAGGGCAAGAGCCGTTATGATGTGATAAAGGCGGCTATGTTTCAATCAAAGTCAAAGGCATTTGCCATTGATGATAGCCAGTATCTCATGGCATTTGACAGTTTCGACAAGGCAAAAGAACTAGGGTACGGTAAATTTACCGATATGGCGGTCAGTTTTGAACGGCTGATAGAATTTGTTATAAATGACCTGCCGTCAGATGTTATTGTGTACTTCTTGCACCACGTCGAATTAACCGACGGCGGCAAGTACAAAGCAAAAACTATCGGCAAAATGCTGGATAATCAGTTGACAGTTGAAGGGCTGTTTTCAATCGTGCTGTTTTGCACAGCCGATGAGAACCACCACTATTTCATCACGCAGTCGAGAGGCATTTCTACTGCGAAATCACCCGAAGATATGTTTGACGATGAAATCGAAAATGATTTAAAATTCGTAGACACCAAAATCAGAGAGTATTGGAATTTAACTCCAAACAACATAGAAAGCGAGGAAAAGTAAATGATAGGAATTACAGGTTATAAGCAGGCGGAAGCAACAAGTTTTTCAGAGCTGCCAAAGCTCCAGCCAGGCGGATATGTGCTGAAAATTCTCAACGTCAAAGTTGAGCCCACTGATTGGGGTAGCAGACTAGCGATTCAGTTTGACATTGCAGAGGGCGAATTCAAGGGCTTTTTCGACAAGCTGTATAAGGCAACACCTGACGAGTGGGAGAACAAAAAGTGGAAGGGTTCAATGCGTCTGAGCATACCGCATAACACAGGTGACGACACCAAGTTCAAGAAGTCACTGGGTTATTTCAAATCGCAGATACAGGCGTTTGAAAATTCAAATGCCAATCTACATATCGACTGTGAAAGAGATTGGGACGAGAACGTCCTGAAGGGTAAACTTGTTGGCGCTCTTTTCAACGAAAAAGAGTGGGAAAAGGACGGCAAAACAGGCTGGTTTACGCAGTGCAAGCGTTTTGTGCCTGCAAATGATATACGCAGTGGCAATTTCACAATTCCAAAACGTGAAGAGTTGAAAAGCAAGCCGTCAACAGCCAGCAATGATAGTTTTGACCCGAATGCTAATCTGTCAGATTTCGTCGAAATCAACGTAGGCGATGACGCAGTACCATTCTGATGCACCCGATAGACATTGACGCCACACTTAAAACGTTCTCGGTTGTCGTTGATAGCCGAGAGCAAAAGTGGGGACATATTGAAAAGGCTCTAAAAGCCACAGAAACGCCATATACGCAACACAAATTAAACTATGGTGATTATACTTGCGAAGCCGTAAAACCTAATAGCGAGCCTGTAAGCCTTGCTCAGAGCGTTGTTATTGAGCGCAAGGCAAATTTGGACGAAATCGTGGGCAATTTCACGAAAGGGCGAGAGCGTTTTGACCGTGAATTCAAGCGGTCGGTTGAAGACCATGCAAAGGTGTTTTTAATGGTCGAAGATGATAGATTGTGGGAAAATATCCTGCTACACAACTACCGCAGTAAAATGCCGCCGAAAGCACTACTGGCGACGTTCTGCTCATGGCAGGCACGATATAACATCACGATCATAGCGTGCCGGAAGCAGGAAAGCGGCACACTGATAAAGGCGATACTATACTACGCCTTGAGGGATTATCTTCAAAAATTGGGCGGTGATTAAATGCTAGAAAATGGATTTATAACACTAGAACGAAAAATATGCACATGGCGTTGGTTTCGTGAACCGAACACATTGGTAGTGTTTTTATATCTGATTTTGCAGGCAAATTATGAACCGCATGATTTTGAAAACATCACAATTCAGCGTGGACAGATAGCTACAAGTTATCCAAGCATTGCCAAAAGCACTGGTCTGTCAGTAAAAAGCGTAAGGACAGCAATAAAACATCTTATTGAGACAGGGGAAGTGGCAGTCTCAAAATATCCACGATATAGCGTTTATACCGTGGTTTGCTATGACAAGTATCAAGACAAGCGGCAGAGTGTCGGGCAGGCTAAGGGCAGGCAAGGGGCAGGCTGTGGGCAGGCTAAGGGCACCAATGAAAAGAAAGCAACAAAGTATAACAAAGATAAAGAAATATATGCTGCTCCCGCAGCGCACACAAACGGCAGGCGGACAGACAATCCAGGCAGGACAGATTTTTGAGTGAGGTGAGAAAAACATGGGATATACAATGCGTGATGATGATGTGGTCGGTCTGGCTGCGGCACTGAATGCAGAAACACACCGCAAGGGGCGTGAACTGTATTTCAAATACTGTCCGTACTGCAATGGGGGCGGTCATGACAAAGATACATTTTCTGTAAATCTTGACACGGGGGCGTTCAAGTGTTTTCGTAGCAGTTGTGGCATGACAGGTCATTTCGTGCAGCTGGCTAGGGATTTCAACTATCCGTTGGAATTTGACGACGAGCAGAAAAAGAAATACCGCACGTTACCGCCAGTGAAAATAGTCACCCGTGACAAGGCGATTGAATATCTGCGGTCGAGGGGAATTTCAGAGATCACCACACGGAAATATAATATCACTGTCGGCGATAAGCGTGACAATTTATTAATGTTTCCGTTTTTTGACGAAAATAACGTGTTGACGTCGGTCAAATACCGCAAGACAGATTTTGTCAAAGGCAGAGACAACCGAAAAGAGTGGTTTGAAAAGAACACAAAACCGATACTGTTCGGCATGAACCGATGTACAGAAAAACATGATAGGCTGATAGTCACAGAGGGGCAAATAGATAGTCTGTCGGTGGCAGATTGCCAAATAGATAATGCAGTATCTGTGCCAGGCGGCCAGAGCAATAAAACATGGGTGCCGTTCTGCTATGATTTTGTCGACAGCTTCGACGAAATTGTAATTTTCGGAGACCATGAACACGGCCACATAACACTGGTTGACCAGTTTACAACGTCATTTCCGCATAAGAAATTAAAAGTTGTCAGGGCGCAAGACTATTTGGGCGAAAAGGATGCAAATGCAATCCTACAGAAATACGGCTGTAAAGCGATATGCGATGCCGTGAACAACGCTGAAGAAATACCTGTTACGGCTGTCAAAAAACTATCGCAGGTCAAGGCAGTAAATCTTGACAAACAAGAACATATTAGAACTGGCATATATGATGTTGACCGATATATCGGCGGTATCTATATGGGTCAGGTGGTAGTTATCACGGGCAAGCGTGGTGAGGGTAAATCAACGTTGGCATCGCAAATAATTGCAAATGCATTAGACCAATCAGACCTTGACGGCAATCCGTATTCGATTTTTGTTTATTCGGGCGAATTGCCAGACTACCATTTCAAACGCTGGCTAGATTTGCAGATTGCAGGAAAACAAAACGTCATACGTTCGGTCAACGAATATGGTGACGAAACCTATGACATACCTGATGATGTAGTCGATAAAATCAACCGCTGGTATGATGATAGGGCGTACATATTTGATAACACGGCTGTGACGGCTGAAATCAAACTTGACGGCGATAATGCCAAGCGTGACGGTAAAATATCATTGCTGGGTACGATTGAAACGGCTATCCGCAGATTTAATGTCAAACTGATACTAATTGACAACCTCATGACGGCACTGGACGTTGACCTCAGCAAAGAATTGTATCGGGCGCAGTCCGATTTTGTAAACGCCGTTAAATACATAGCGGTTAAATATAACGTAGCTATCATACTGATAGCGCACCCACGCAAAACCGCCGACGGCATTGAACTGAATGCGGATAGTGTCAGCGGTTCGGGCGACATCACAAATAGAGTTGATTTGGTTTTAACATATAGCAAAAATAGCGACGACGACAAAGACGATTTTCAAAGCAAAATTGCCATTGTAAAAAACCGATTAACAGGTAATGTGGCAGACAACATCAAGGTCGCCTACAGCCAGATTTGTAAACGTATCGGCTGTAACAATACAGAATGGGGCAAAATCTACGGCTGTTTCAAAGAGGTTGACACGGCTGAAGACGAAGATTTACCGCCATTTTAAAATCAAGAAAAGAGGGGTGAAAAAACATGGAAAGGTCAGAAATCGACAAGCTGGCATATCGTGGTGAAGAACTACCGAACGATAGCAACATTTTTGATGAAATATACTGGTTAGCTATGTATTATCTATACAAAACCGCCACACTGAACAACATTCCTGCAGAGCAGGCGGCAAAAGCAAAAAGCGCATTGACGCAGAAACTGGACAAGCAAATAAAGCAGAGCGAACCTAATGAGAACGTAATAGCTGCATTCAACGACAGCGTGCGTGTTATGCGTGAAATGGAAAAGTTCATCAGACCCTATGCGGAATTTGAAAAGAAGAGCCGTGAAGAACTGATAGAGTTTATCAAGCATATGTTCGATGTGCTGTCGGGGTTGGGTCCGTATGAGGAGGGCAAGTAACATGGCTAACAACAAATTCTGCACCAGCTGCAAATATTTCGAGAAATCACCTGACAACTGCGGCAGAAAGAACGGAAAATACGGACTGTGCAGGTATGGTGTGAGACAGGGATTTCGCCCGAAGATAGTAAGCTATCAGCGCCCTATCTGCGAAGAATTCAAGGACAAGATAGAGGCTGTAAAATGCAGCGCTGCTACAACACTCTGCTGGTACTGCAAGCACGCAGTGCCAAAGAGCGACAAGCTGACAGGTGAACAAATAACAGGGTGCAGTTGGTCGATAGACAGACAGCCTGTTGTCGGTTGGAAAACACATCAGCACAGAATGTATAAGGCACAAAAGGGCGGTATAATTCATTCATACACTGTGACGGAGTGTCCTGAGTTTGAGGAGGGATAACATGTGGCATTTATATGACGGATATTGGAGAGAAGATTTGATTTCTCCAAGTGAAATGATGTGGGTTTGGTGTCGTATGCAGGAAATCATAAAAGGAATAAGAAAGCTTACGGACAAGAAACGCAAGGTGTTATGCGTACTGTACATGATAGGGTGCATAATACTGGAGCCTGTGCAGTTTGTTGTTTACTATGGAACAATTCCGTTGCGGGCGTTTTTTGAGTGGTTTTGCAGTATAGGACAAAACTACTAGAAGGAGAGATAACATGAAGGTGTTAATAGCGTGCGAAGAATCACAAGAGGTCTGCAAGGCGTTTCGTGCAAAAGGTCACGAAGCATACAGCTGCGATATTCAGATGTGTTCAGGCGGTCACCCTGAATGGCATATATTAGGCAATGTTCTGACCGTTATCAACGGCAATACCGATTTCTTCACCTGTGACGGCAAGCAGCATACTGTTGAAACATGGGATTTGCTGATAGCTCATCCGCCGTGTACATATCTTAGCAACGCAGGGGCAGCACGTCTGTACAAAAAAGTGAACGGGAAAAGTTATGTTGACCTTGAAAGATTTAATAAGGGGCAAGACGCAAAAGAATTTTTCCTAAAATTTTTTCATGCCCCTGTTGAAAAAATAGCTGTTGAAAATCCAATTCCGTCTGGAGTATATCGGCTGCCGAAATATACGCAGACTATACAGCCATATGAATACGGACACCCATACAGTAAAAAAACGTGTTTGTGGTTGAAAAATCTGCCTAAATTGATACCGACAAATATTGTTACACCCATATGTTCATGGGTGTCAGGCGGTAGCAAAAAGGCGGACGGCACTGCACGCACAAACTGCGGAATGCCCTTTCGTGACAGCAAGACAAAATCCAAAACATTTCCAGACATAGCACAAGCAATGGCTGAACAATGGGGAAGTGAGGAGGAATAGCATGACAAAAATAAAACCCGAATACATATTCCCACTGCTGCTGATTCTGCTGGACGCAGGAGCGGCAGTTGTATATGCCGCACAAAAAGACTACAAGAAAGCCGTCTACTGGTTAGCAGCGGCTGTGTTGAATGTGACAGTGACGTTTTAGGAGGCTATATGGATAGTGCAAAAGAGCAAAAGGCTATCGAACGTCTGAAAACGTTTGAACCTGCGGACGGATATTATTTAGCATATAGCGGTGGAAAAGATAGTGACTGTATCAAAATTTTGGCACAACTCGCAGGCGTTAAATTTGAAGCAGTACATAATTTGACAACTGTTGATGCGCCCGAAACTGTGAGATATGTTCAATCTCAACCAGATGTGAAAATTGATAAGGCTTATGACAAGGACGGCAATCACATTACAATGTGGAACCTGATTGTCAAGAAGCTAATGCCACCGACACGCATTGCACGTTATTGCTGTAGCGAATTAAAAGAACGTGGTGGCACAGGACGTGTTGTTATTACTGGCGTTAGGTGGTCTGAAAGTGGACGTCGCAGAGAATCAGCGGACGTTGTTAAAATTATCGGGAAACCTAAATCAACGATGAAAATAGCTGATGAAATAGGCACAGAATATCAACAACCGTATCAGGACGGAATCATTTTTAATGATGATAATGACAAAAATCGTAGGTTGGTTGAACACTGCTATCGCACTACGAAAACTATGGTAAACCCTATAGTCGATTGGTCTGACGACGAAGTGTGGGATTTTTTGGGCTACTATGGTTGCAAATCAAATCCGCTGTATGAATGCGGTTTTAATCGTATAGGTTGCATTGGCTGTCCTATGGCAGGAAAACATAGATACGTTGAATTTGAACGATATCCGAAATACAAACAAAATTATATAACGGCATTTGATAGAATGCTAGAACGTAAAAAGCAGCTTGGAAAAGATGCTAAAATGTCATGGCAAACAGGTCAAGACGTTTTTCGCTGGTGGCTAGGCGAAGATTTCAACCAGCTGACATTTGATGATTTGGAGGTATAACAATGTCAAAATACATTGACGCAGACAATCTGATTAACGAATTATCGGCGGCGTGTATGCCGATATACGAAAAGGGCATAACAGGCATTCTGGGTGACAACAGCAGTATCGCTGACATAATCAATGAACAACCTACTGCAGACGTGCAGGAGGTCAAGCATGGAAAGTGGGAAACCACAGAATTAATGTATGAAAACGGCTGTACAAGATGTAGCGAATGTAAAACAGAATATTATGCAAGCGATTTAGAAGAAATATGCGGCGATACGTTCCCGATTTATTGTCCACTTTGTGGAGCAAGAATGGACGGTGAAAGCAATGGATAAAACCTGTTCAAACTGCAAATATGCAATAGGTTTCGGTCCTCTGCATGACAAGGTACTATATACTTTTTGTGCAAAACGAAGCGATGTCGCAAAGATCAAATTTCTCGTAGTGAGCAGAAATGACAAATGCAATGCGTGGGAGAAAAGGAGCGATGAAGACAATGCGTGAAATATTATTCAGGGGCAAACGCACCGACAATGGTGAATGGGTTCAAGGCTATCCCTGCCGCTATGGTTGGACAGGGAAAGAAAAAGACTATATCATTCCCGATTATGCAAGTGCATTATATACAGCCGAAATTGACCCTGAGACAATCGGTCAGTACACAGGTCTTACCGACGTGAACGGCAATAAGATTTTTGAGGGGGATCTCTGCCTGTGCGACAGAAATATTTCAAAACATATTGACAAAAAGGTTTTTGAAATTAAATTTGACCCTGAGACCGGTTTTTTCGGAGAAAGCGACACATCAAACATATACCCTAGCGATTTTTATATGTGCGAAATTGTCGGAAATGTTTTCGACACCCCTGAATTTTTTGAAGCTGGTGTTGCACCATGAAAGCACGAACGAACATCGTCAAACAAAGCGACATCAAAAAAGAGGTCGCAAAGGAAATGCAGAAAAGATATAGTGAACTGCAGGGTGAGATAATGCAGGATATCACTGAACAGATAATGGCGACTGTTTTGTGGACGCTAGACAAGTGGTACGGCTGGAAAGGCAAACGCTTGCGTGCATTCATCGACGCAGTGAATAGCACGTTTGACATCATGGACACGGCTGAATTCGATAACGATAATAACGCCAACTATCTGAAAGAGACATACGGCATTGACCTGTCGGAACTGATATCAACGGAAATGACCGACAGGGTGCAGAAAGGCGGTTGAAATGACAGCAAAAGAATATTTGCAAAACGCCTATAAAATCGAACGGCGTGTAAAAATCATCGAAAGCAAGGTCAAGAAACTGCGGTCACAACTAGAATATGCTGGCATTTCATACGAAAATACAGGTGCTAGTCATGGCAGTTGCAATGGCGACAAGATGTCAAGCACCATTGAACGCATAGCAGAATATGAACGCAGACAGCAGGAACTGGCGCTGATATTGATTGACAAACGTCTGCAAATTGAAAAGTCCATTGACGCAGTAGCAGACGCAGACCAGCGAGAAGTCCTTGAAAGGCGGTATCTTTTTTATCAGCGATGGGTGGGAAAATTCAACAAAGAAAACGGTGAATACATAATGGGGATCACTGACTATATGAACTACTCAGAACGAACGATTTACAAAATTCACGGCGAAGCCCTGAAGCATATCGTTGTTCCAAAAGAGTGCAGTGAAATGCAGTGAAATGCAGTTATTAATCTGCTATACTGTATAATAGCCCGATAGGGCAAAAGGTCAGTTGGTTATCTCCTCAGTAAAAGCCAACCTTATTTTTACGCCTGAGTGGCTAGCCCTCAGGCAATGTGCAGGGGCGGTGCGCCATCACTTAACCTGCTCCATGTTTTTTACTTCTTTTGTTTTAGATCTCCTGACTTCCGCTATGGCATTAGCTATGGCGGATATATCGGTCGATACTGCAATGATGTTGACACCGATACCAATCAGCCACACACACCTCTTAACAATGTGTCCCACGTGTGGCATTTTTATTTTATGGGGGCGGCACTATGAGAGACTTTGCGTATTCTTTTTACCGCTCAGCGGCATGGAAGAAGTGTCGCCAATCTTACATCGACAAACGCATATTAATCGACGGCGGTCTTTGCGAAGAATGCCACGAACGTGCTGGATATATCGTTCATCACCGAACATTGTTGACGCCAGCAAACATTAGTGACCCTGAGGTATCATTAAACCATGCCAATCTCGAATTTGTATGCAAAAAATGTCATGATAATTTCGAGGGTCATTTTTACCAAAAATCGCCTAAAAAATTAACAAAATGTGAATTTGACGCATTTGGTATGCCCGTACCCCCCTCAAATTTGGACTGAATTTTTTCCTAAGATACCGAGGGGGCAAAGGTCATTTTTTACGCACGATAAAATCGCATAAGGGGGTGTAATCTGACAATGGCAAAAACCAAAAAGAATTTGAGCGAGCTGCGAAAAGCCGTGGATAGTTGTGAACCAGCTAAAAGAGAACTGGGCATAAAGCTGTTAGATCAGCTGGAGTACATGGAGGATCTGCTTAGTGAATATCAGAAAAAGATAAAAGCAGAGGGCGCAATCATCGAAGCGACAAACGGCAATGGTTTTACTGTCAAGACAGAGCACCCAGCAAGTAAAGCGTATGCAGCACTGATTGGAAAGTACAATGCAATGGCTAAGACAGTTGAAGATATTATCCTTGACAGCCTGCAAAAATCTGAGGGCGACGAGCTGTTGGAATTTCTAGGCGGTGCAAAGCGTTGACGGAATTTGAAAAATATTTTACTGGCATTTATGACGGAAATATCGTTGCGTGTGAAAAAATGAAAAAGGTTTCGGAAATGCTGCTGAACAGATTTGCAAGCCCTGATGAATTTCATTTTGACGAAGCTATTGCAACACGACACACGGATTTTATAGAAAAATTCTGTAAGCAGCCGTCTGGAAAACTAGGTCAGCCGTTGAAGTTAGAACTTTTTCAAAAAGCGAGATTGCAAGCATTATTCGGTTTTGTTGACGATAACAACCTACGCCAGTATAACGAATGCCTGATAATCGAAGGTCGAAAGAACGGCAAGACAACGGAAACTGCGGCGGTCGAAAATGATATGCTGGTCAATGACGGAGAGGGTTCACCGCAGATATATAACATCGCCACAATGCTAGACCAGGCAAAGCTAGGTTTCAACGCCTGCTATAAAATGATAAAACAATCGCCATTGCTGAGCAAGCATATTCGCAAACGTGCAGCCGATTTGTACTTCCCATTGAACATGGGATTTATAAAAGCCCTTGCGAGCAACTCAAACAGCCTTGACGGTTTGGACGTTCACTGCGGTGTTATCGACGAATTGGCGGCGATTAAAAATCGAGATCTATATGATTTGATAAAACAAGCAATGGGCGCTAGACAGCAGCCCATTTTATTTTGCATTACAACAAACGGCTTCGTCCGTGGCGGCATTTTTGACGCCCAATACGAGTATGCAAATAATTTGCTATATGGACGGCTGACGGAAAATAATAACAGGTTTCTGCCGTTTATCTATGAGTTGGATAGTCCCGACGAATGGGACAAGGAAGAATGTTGGATAAAAGCAAATCCTGGGCTGGGCACGATAAAATCAATAGACTATCTGCGACAAATGGTGCAGAAAGCCAAAGATGACCCTAGCTTCAAAGCAACGGTTATGGTCAAAGATTTTAACCTCCCACAGAATACCGAAAGCGGCTGGCTGAGGTGGGACGAGCTGAACAATGAAGAAACTGTTGTAGATTATCCGTTCAGATATTTCATTGGCGGTTTTGATGCCGCTGATTATATAGACCTGAATGCTGCAAAGGCTATCTGCAAAAAGCCTGATGATGATAGGTTGTATGTAAAATCTATGTACTGGATTCCGCAAGCCGTTCTTGACGCTGACGCTGAAAAGGGTGACAGACGTGGACGAGATAGTGTGCCGTATGAATTGTGGAAATCGCAAGGTCTGCTGAGGACGTGCGAGGGAAACAAAGTCAACAAGCGTGTTATCCTAGACTGGTTTTTGGAGCTGAGGGATAAGGAAGATATCTATCCTTTGGCTATCGGCTATGACCCCTGGCACGTTTCGGACGAGCTGATAAAGGCATTTGAAGAAGAGTTTGGCAAGGGCGTTTTAGTACCTGTGCGACAGGGCGTTATAACGCTGTCTGACCCAATGAAGAATTTGAAGGCTGAGTTTCAGCGACACAACATCGTTTACGACAACAACCCGATTGACAAATGGTGTTTCCTGAATACGGCTGTAAAGACAGATGTCAACGGCAACATTCAGCCGTGCAAAAAATCTGACCGAACGCAGAGAATCGACGGACTTGCGGCGCTACTAGACGCATATGTGGTCTATTATAATCGGCAGGAAGAATTTGAAAGTTTGATATAAGGAGATAAAAGTGACAACCGAAGTAATTAACAACTTATTTGGCATAAAAGAAAGTTTTGAACTTCCGCAGGCACTTCTTGCAAAACTTCTTGACAAAGCTGAAAAAGACAAGCTGTGTAAGGAATTTGTCAAGCAAGGTTTCAACGGCAATAACGATTGTCTACGTGACTATTTTCAAGAGAATAACGCAAACCGCAGTAATCTAAAACAGGATTATACACCCGATTGTCTGTGCAAGCTGATTTCCAAGCTTGCGCCAAAGTCAGAAAAGATAATCGATATATGTGCAGGAACTGGAGCGTTGTCAGTCGGAATGGATAGAGATAGTTTTTTTCAATGCGAAGAATTGTCGCAGATGAGTATCCCTGTGCTACTTCTCAATCTTGCGCTGAGAAATAAGAATGCTGTGGTTCTGCAAAAAAACGTTCTGCTCAACGAAGTGCAAAAAGTCTATAAGTTGAGTAAAGCAGACGAGTTCAGCGATATAGAAGTTGTTGACACATATGAGGAAAATGCAACAGACGTTGTTATATCAAACCCACCTTATTCGCTGAAATGGGAGCCAAAGTCAGACCCACGCTTTGAGGGCTATGACCTTGCACCTGCTAAGGCTAGTGACTATGCGTTTGTGCTTGACGGCTTATCACGGCTGTCAGACGTAGGCAAGGCATTTTATATCCTGCCTGCAGGTGTCCTCTTTCGAGGAAACGCAGAGGGTAGGATCCGCAAACAACTCATAGAGAATAATTTGATAGACGCAGTTATTTCATTGCCTGAAAATATGTTTTTGAATACCTGCATACCTGTCAATGTTATCGTCTTCAACAAGAACAAGCAAACGAGAGACATTTTGTTTATCAGTGCCGAAAAGCTTTTTGAAAAGCACGGCAAGCAGAACGTCATGACGGATGAGCACATTCAGAAAATAGCCGATACATATCACAGCCGCAGTGTTGTTGAAAAATTCTCAAACGTGGCAAGCTATGAGGAAATTGCTAAGAATGACTACAATTTGAACATTCCACGCTATGTTGACACGTTTGAAAAGGAAGAACTTCCGTCTTTGAAAGACCTCTGCAAAGAGCTGATACAAAGTGAACTTGAAGTGTGTAAGGCAACGAATGACCTTATGGCAACGCTGAAAGACCTCTGCGGTGATGATGAATATAATCAGGTCAAGGACGATTTTTTGAAATTCTTCACTGAGCAAGACATTGTCGGTGAAACCATGGCAACATGGCTTGAAATGAAAAATCTTGAAAACCGCACGGACTACATTCTTTCCCATGCCAAGAAGGAACGCAAACCACTGCTTGACATTGTGACATTTGAACGTGTGAAAAAAGGCAAAGTGTACGAAGCTGGCACTGTCTATATTCAGCTATCCGCTACGGACGGAAAAGTAAGATATCTTTGCGAGAACTCAGAGCTGGAAACCAAGTACGGCGTATTTCAACCCAAAGACAAGAGCATGGGAACAAGATATCTTTTCTATATCTTGGAATATGAAATGGAAGCGTTTTTGGCACGATATCAGAGCGGAATGAATATTAATCCTGAGATTTTCAAATTCATGCAAGTTACGTACTATCCCGAAGTGAAATATCAGCAAGAAATAGCTATGACGCTTGACGGCATTCAGGCAAGGTATGATGAGGTTTATCAAGAAAAAGAGTCATGGCAATGTTTCAAGAAATATCATTTGGAGGGAATGTTCCCATAATAAGCAACTACAGGCAGAAAGGGGTGAAAAAATGGGTCTGATAAATCGTTTTAAAAACAGATCACAGGTAGTGACCCGATATAAGATGATGTCGGAAATCGGCAACGGCTACTATAGTTGGGACGGCAATGTTTATCGGTCGGACTTGGTGCGTGCCTGCATTCGCCCAAAGGTCAAGGCTATTGGAAAACTGACCGCAAAGCATATCAGAAAATCATATAGCCGAAATGGCGACGGAAATATCGAGATAAACCCTGAACCATATATGCGAATGCTGTTGGAAGAGCCTAACGAGTTCATGACAATGCAGAAAATGTTGGAAAAAATTGCAACGCAGCTGTGTTTGAACAACAACGCATTTATTCTGATTATCCGTGACGGCAACGGCTATCCTACTGAACTATATCCTATCCCTGCAGACAGCGCAGAGTGCGTATATATCGGCAACGATTTGTATTTGAAATTCACATTTTTCAATGGACAAAGATATACGTTTCCGTATGCAGATATCATTCATCTGCGTAGTGATTTTTATAAGGACGATATCTTCGGCGAACGGCTGAGTGAAACGCTGACGCCACTAATGGAAATCGTAACAACTACAGACCAAGGTATTGTCAAGGCTATCAAAAATTCGTCAATTATTCGCTGGCTGTTGAAGTTTACAAGCTCCCTGCGCCCTGAGGATTTGAAAAAGCAGGCACAAGAATTTAGCGAGCAATTCATGAGCGTTCAGAACGGCACAGGTGTTGCGGCGGTCGACAGCAAAGCGGACGCAAAGCAAGTTGACGCAAAAGACTATGTGCCGAATTCATCGGTTATGGAAAAAACCACGCAGAGAATTTATTCGCTGTTTAACACAAACGCAAATATCGTGCAATCGAACTACACCGAAGACCAGTACAACGCCTACTACGAATCGGAGATAGAACCAGTAGTAATGGAACTGGCTGGCGAATTCACACGAAAACTATTCAGCCGTATCGAAAGAGGGTATGGCAACAAGATAGTTTTTGAAGCGTTCAACCTGAGCACTGCGTCAATGTCAACCAAGTTGAATCTGGTGCAGTTCTTCGACAGAGGTATCATGAACGCAAATGAAATCCGAAGCGTGTTCAATCTGGCTGACATTCCTTCGGGCGATCAATACTATGTCAGACTAGACACGGCAAAGATAGACAGCGGTGAGGGAGGTGAAAACGATGAAAATTAACGTCAAGGGTACAATCATTCCAAATGATGACCAGTGGGTCTATGACCTTTTCAAAATTGACGCCATTTCTCCTGCAAAGGTTTCAAAGGGTATAACTGCGGCGGCTGAAAAAGGCGAGCCGTTGGAGGTCTACATCAATTCTGGCGGTGGTGATATTTTTGCGGCGTCCGAAATCTATTCGGCAATCCGTGAATATTCAGGTGACGTCAAAATACACGTTGTCGGTCTTGCGGCAAGTGCGGCAAGCGTGATAGCGTGTGCAGGCAAGTCAGATATATCACCGACAGCACAGATTATGGTGCATAACGTATCATCGGTGGCAAGTGGTGATTACCATGACATGGACAAAATGTCAGAGATTTTGCAGAAAGCCAATGAAACCATTGCAAATGCCTACATAACCAAGTCAGGCATGGCAAAAGAAAAGGCGTTGGAAATCATGGACAAGGAAACATGGCTGACGGCTGATGAAGCGGTCGAGCTGGGACTGATAGACGAAATCGCAGGAAGCAAGAACGTCAAGTCACAGCTTGTGGCGGCCTACTGCGATATCATACCGCAGAATGTAATCGAAAAAATGAAGGCTGAGCGTGCTGATAAAAAGATAACAGCACAAGCAAGGCTTGACAAACTAAAGGAGGGTTATAAAAATGACAAGACAGGAAATGCTTGATAAGGCTCAGGCTCTCATTGATGAGGGCAATTTTGAGGAAGCTGAAAAGCTGATGAATGACGCTGAGAAGGCGGCAAAGGCACAGGCAAATCTGAACGCTATGGCAAAAGACCATGCGTCAGACACTATGAAAAATATCATTGAAAGGAATGAAAACAAGATGAGCGAGAATGCGATCACACACACATCAAACATCTATGACAGTATCGAATACAGAACTGCGTTTATGCACAATGTGCTCGAGGGTACACCAATTCCTGCAAAGTTTGTGAACGAGGCACAGTCCACAAAGACCACTGACGTTGCGGCTGTCATTCCATCAACAACCATGCAGAGAATCGTTGAAAAGCTGGAGGAACACGGCCAGATCTATGCACTGGTTACAAAGACAAATATCAAGGGTGGCGTGACAATCCCTACTTCAAGCGCCAAGCCAGTTGCAACATGGGTCGCTGAGGGCGCAAGCTCTGACACACAGAAGAAGTCCACAGGCTCAATCACTTTCAGCTACTACAAGCTGAGATGTGCTATCTCCATGTCACTTGAAGTTTCTGTGGTATCACTCGACTTTTTTGAGACAACATTTGCTAATCAGGTAGCCGACGCAATGATCGCTGCTATCGAGACAGCGATCATCAAGGGCGACGGCTCAGGCAAGCCAAAGGGCATCACAAAAGAAACTGTTGTCAACGGTCAGAATGTGAACGTTGCACTGGCAAACGGTATAACATACAATACCCTGTGGGATATGAAGAAGAAAATTCCGTCAGGCTACAGAGCAGGCGTTAAGATGTTCATGAACTTTGCAACATTCTGCGATATCCAGGCACTGACAGACACAAACGGACAGCCTATCGCTAGGGTCAACTATGGTCTTAACGGAGATATGCAGCCATCAATCCTTGGCACACCTGTTGTGTTCTCTGACGATATCGACGCTTATGCAGACGCTGTATCGGCTGATACAATCGTTGCGTTCTTCTTCCGCCCTGAGGACTATATCCTCAACACAAATCTTGCCATGACAGTCAAGAGATATGAGGATAATGACACCGAGGATCAGGTAACAAAGGCGGTCATGCTGGTAGACGGCAAGGTCATCGACAAGAACAGCCTTGTGACACTCACAAAGAAGAGCAAGTAATCATGATGATAAAGGGGGCATAACGAATGCTAGAAAGTTTGAAAAATTCGTTGAGGATATCGCATGACAAGCTAGATAGCGACATTATGTCAAACGTTGACGCCTGCATGGAAGATTTGAAGCGTGTGGGCGTGTTCGTTCCCTTTGACGCTGATGATTGCAGTGCAATTCTAAAAAAGGCTATCGAAAACTATGTCAAATGGCAATATGATTTCAACGGCAAAGGTGAAGATTTCCGCAAGAACTACGAGCGCTTGCGAGACGCACTAAGTCTGAACGAGGACTACAAGGAGGGGATTTAACGATGTTTAATGATGTTGTAAAAATCGCCAAAGCAAAGATAGTTTCGGACGAGATAGGAAATCAAGAAAAGGTCGTTGACTGGGCGAACGCCAAAGAGGTTTTCTGCCAGGTATCATCAATTTCACGTTCTGAATTTTACAGCGCCGCACAAGCAGGGTTTCAACCTACGCTGAAAATCAAAATGGCAGATTACTATGACTATGACGATGAAGATATGTTATTCTATAACGGTCGGGAATATCGTATCATACGCACATATGTCGCAGGAACAGCCATTGAACTGACGGCTGAACGTTTTGGCGGTGATAGCTGATGAAATCGGTTGAAATTGATGTCAGTAAGTTGGCAAAACAGGTCGCTGATGACCTGAAAGAGTACAGTGAAGAAACTGCAAAAATAGTTGACGGCTGTATTGACGAGGTTGCAGACCAGTGTGTTGAGAAGCTAAAAGCCACATCACCACGTCGCACAGGCAAGTATGCCGAAAGCTGGAAAGCCGAAACAGCATACGCTAAGTCGGGCAACAAACGTGTTGTTGTGCGAAACAAAAAATACTACTATTTGACACATCTGCTGGAGCACGGCCACGCAAAGAAAGGCGGTAAGGGCAGAGTAAAGGCATTTGTGCATATCAAACCTGTTGAGGAGTATGCACAAAAGGCACTGCCTGAGCTAATAGAAACGAGGTTGAAGAAATGAATTTGACATTGGCTGATATACGTTCACGATTAACGGCTATCGACGAACTGAAAGACAAGGTCGCATACTATTCATCACGTGATGAAATGAAAACGCCATACTGTGTGTTCTATCGTGAAAGCACCATAGACAGCGGAGACGATATGCACCCCGCAAGTCTGCGAGAGCAGACGATAGTCATTGAATTGTACACTAGGAAAATCGACGTTGAATTAGAAACGGCTGTTGAGAAACAGTTTGCGGATTTTGATTTGGAAAAGTCTGAAAGCTGGATTGAGGACAGCAAGGAATATCAGATAAGATATTCATTTACCAATTATTTGAAATAAGGAGGAATTAAAATGGCTGAGACAAAGAAAGCCCCAAGTAACATCATCTTGGGAAGCGGTTATATCTACTATCAGGATTTCAACGATGAAACAATACCTGATGTTGATACTATCTGCACCGAAGCCAATGTGCTGGGTTATATTCAGGGCGGCGCAACCCTGTCCTATAAGCCGACATTCTACACCGCAAGTGATGATGATGGCACACATCAGAAGACAATCATCACAGAGGAAGAGGCTACGCTGAAAACTGGTATCATGGTATTCAACGGCAATACCCTTGACGTTCTCTGCGATACCGCAAGAGTAACAGAAGATACCAGCAAGAAACGTAGAACTGTCAAAATTGGCGGTCTGAAAAATATGCGTCGCAAGAAGTATGTTCTGTGTTTCCGCCACGTTGACGCAGTTGACGGAGATATATGGGTTATGATCGTGGGCAACAACCAGAGCGGCATCGAACTGGCGTTCGCAAAGGACAAGGAAAGCGTTATTGACGCTGAGTTCAAGGCACTGCCAAGCGACAGCGAAGGAACACTGATCACCTACATCGAAGAGGACAAGTCAATAAGTGCCACATAAGCAACACAAATACACAGCCTGCTGAGATTTTCAGTGGGCTGTTTTTTTGGAGGTATACAGAAAATGTCAAAGACGTTGAATTTCAATAAGATGCAAAAGCCTAGCCTACGTATTGAGCTGGCGGATGAAAAGCATACCACAATATTTGTTATGCCACCCACAAAGGGTGAGATTGAAGCGTTCGGGGAAATATCCGCAAAGTTAGGCGGTAACAAGTTGGACGAAGCGATCGAGATGTGCGCAAGGTTGATGTCACACAACATCGCAAAGATACCGATAACGGCTGAGACACTGGCTGATTGGGATATCTATGACATTCAGATGTTCTACCGCACATATATCGACTATCTGCTAGAAATCAAAAATTCAAAAAACTAGCACTCCCCTACTATCCACCGCAGGATAGGGAGGGGGAGAAATATGAGATTTCCTCAACGTGGGAAAAACTGGTTGCGGACTATATGGGTATATCGCTATATGATGTTGATGATATGGACTACTATGACTATCTGTTGATACGCCGTGACGCATTTATTGCACGGCTCAGGCAGAGCGAGAGCGGTCAAGAGTACCTAGACAACGCATATAGGCTGACCCTGACGAAGCCTGACCGACAGGCTTTGCGAGAAAATTTCGGAAAGGGGGTAATGATAGGTGGCAAAAAGTAGCATAAAGGGCATTACTATCAAGATAGGCGGCGACACCACAGGTCTTGACAAGGCGCTGAAAGAAACGAACAAAAAGAGCCGTGAGTTGGAGAGCGAGCTGAAAGCGGTCGACAAAGCACTAAAGCTAGACCCGAACAACGTCACACTGGTCAAGCAAAAGCAAGACCTGTTAAAGGATAGTATCAAAGAGACGAAATCAAAACTGGACGTGCTAAAAGAAGCGCAATCGCAGGTCACAGCACAGTATAAAAAGGGCGAGATAGACGCAGGACAGTATCGCGCGTTTCAGCGAGAATTGGAAACAACAAAGTCAAAGCTGTCAAGTCTGAAAGACGAAAAGAAAAACATTCACATTATCGGCACGGCATTTAAGGAAGCCAAAGACAAGGTCGAACCTGTCATAAAGAAAGTCGAAAAAGTCGGGTCTGTCATAGGCGGTGCGACAGGCAAAGCCGTAAAGTTCACGGCAACGCTGGGCAAGATAGACACGGCTATGATAGGCAAGGCGGCTGATGGGTTCAAAAAATACACGCAGACCATAGGTGTTGGTCTTGCGGCTGTAACAACGGCGCTTGCGGCAAACGTCGAAACTAGCCGTGAATGGAACAGTGATATGACCAAATTGAAAACAAACGCCGAAACCAGCGGCAACGATTTTGATTTTATGAAATCAAAAATGCAAGATTTGGTGGCTATCACAGGCGAGTCCGATTCAAGTATTGAAGCGTTGTCAAACCTTATGGCTGTCGGTTTCAGCGATGAACAAATGACGCCTGCTATAAATGCACTCAGCGGAGCGGTTGAAAAATTTCCTGACACTTTGAAGATTGAGAGCCTTTCAGACAGCTTGCAGGAAACCCTTGCCACAGGTGCTGCGACAGGTCAGTTTTCAGAGCTTATCGGGCGTATGGGTGATAGCGTTGACGATTTTAATGCGGGTCTACAGAACTGCACGTCAGAGGCAGAACGTCAACAGTATGCCCTTGATTGGCTGGCAAATTCGGGTCTGTCGGAAATCAATGACGAATACCAATCAGCAAATAAATCAACGCTGGACTATGAACGTGCTAGTTTTGAATTGCAGGACGCCCTTGCGTCTTTGGGAACTGCATTCACGCCTGTTATGGCTGGTGCAAAGGGAATGGCGGCAGATTTTCTGACAAAATCGTTACCAGCTGTTCAGAAATTGTCAGGTGGTTTTACCCAACTGTTTGACGGCGTTTCTAGTTTGCTAGACGCATATGACAGTGGCGGTCTTGACGGCTTGACCGAACAAATCCCGATTGTTATATCTGGGTTGTTCAGTTCTGCGTCAGAAACGCTAGCCGAAAACGCACCTACACTAATCACAGCGGCAACCACAGTTTTAACATCTATCATTCAATCACTAGCACAATCAGCGCCGTCACTAATCAACTCCATTCTGCCGTCACTGCTTAACGGCTTTTTTGGATTGATAAATGCACTGGTTTCAACTATTCCTACGCTAGTGCCTGAACTGGTGCAGGGCGCAATCACACTGTTTTTAGGCCTGATTGACGGACTAAATGACGTTATCAAACAGTTAATGCCAATGTTGCCTAGTTTGATAAAACAAATAACTGACACGTTGATTGAAAATCTGCCTGCAATCATTGAGGGCGGTTTCCAGCTATTAACAGGATTGATAACAGGTCTGACCGAATGCACACCCGATTTGATTAACGCAATAATAGCGTTGATACCTGTTATAACAGATTCATTAACAGAAAATCTGCCTGCGCTGGTCAAGGCAGGTATGGAATTGATAGTCGCACTGGCGAAGGGACTACCTGACGCTATACCTGATATTATAAACGCACTGCCCGAAATAATCGGTGCTATCATAGACGGCTTCAAGGAAGTTGATTGGCTGGACTTGGGCGCAAATATCCTCAAAGGCATTTTAAACGGATTAGTTTCTGCGGTTAGTGGAATTTGGAGCGTAGTGCAAGACGTAGGTAGCGCCATTATAGACGGATTTTGCGATTTTTTTGACATTCATTCCCCGTCAAGGGTTATGGCGAAAAAGGTCGGTCAGTATCTGCCGTCTGGTATTGCGGTCGGTATGGAAGACACTGCGGACGAACCAGTGGACGAGGCACAGGCTATTGTTGACAGCGTTGCAGGCGTATCGGCTGAAATGGATCCTGTCATGATAGGCAGGCAAACCACAAGAAAAACGACTGACAAGATATCAACCGAAGCCGACAGCACCACACAACACGGCAAGAGCGGTGATCTGACAGTGGTTATGAACATTGACGGAAAACGTTTTGCCACAGTGACAGCACCATACATGGACGTTGCTATGGCTGAAAAAATCAATCTAAATGCTAGGAGGGTGGCTGACAATGTCTAGTATAACGATAAATGGCAAAAATTCCTATACCGATTTTGGAGCGTTGCTGACATCACGCAGTACGCCGCCGCCAAGTATCAGGGATATATCGGCTACTATACCATACCGCAATGGCGACATATGTTTCACATATCAGAATGGCGGTAAACCTACCTATGATACACGAACACTGACATACAAATTCGTGTTTATGGACTGCCCGAAAACCGCCCTGCGGAAAACAGTGGCAGATTTTGAAAACTGGATTTTGTCGGCTGGCGAATGTGACCTATATGACGATGCCGAAATTTACCATTATAAAGCAAGAGCAATTAGCTGTGCCGAAAACGAAAAAGGTTATCATGTTGAGGTAACGGCAACTTTCAAAGCACAGCCGTATAAGATATCTGACGATTTTTCCGACAAGGGATTTGATGATTTCGGTTTTGAAAATGACTATCTAAATCTTACGGACATGACGTTGACGGCTATTGAAATGGCTCCACACGCCCCTATGGGCGTTCTGAAAGTCTATTTATATTCGGACGTGCCGATAAAACCACGTCTGATATATAGGCGGTCTGCTGATGATACCGACAAGGTGGGATTCACGTATTTTCAAAATAACAACGTTGATATTTCCGAAAAGGTATACAGACCGACAGAAAAACCATTCGATATGGACGAATTGATTTTACAGCCGGGGTTGAACGTTCTGTCAGCGTATGGTTTTGGGTCACTCACGCTGAGCCTACACGAGGAGGTGTTATAAATGCATACTGTCACTATCAAAAATGGCATCGAAAAAACCACGATACATAGTGATAATCTTGACCGCATTTCAGGTGGAAAAGTTGTCAAGGCTGTCAATGCCGTTGACAGTTTCACGTTTACCATATACCCTGACAATGCAGGATATAACAAATTGAAACCGCTGACAACATCGATCACTGTCACGGACGATAGCACAGGCAAAGACGTTTTTATCGGGCGTGTGCTGAAATGCCCTGACAGCATGGACGAGCAAGGTCTGATTTGTAAATCTGTCACCTGCGAGGGGCGTTTAGGTTGGCTGTATGACAGTGTTCAACCGTATGCGGAATACAAAGTGGTAGGCATTAGTACAGTGCTAGCGTCATTCATTTCCAAACACAATACGCAGGTCGGCGATGACAAACACATATCGGTCGGGCAGGTCACTGTGACGGGCGAAAATAATTACACATATTCTGTCAACTGGGTATCAACCATGGACGCTATATCTGAACAGCTGGTTGGAAAATTCGGCGGTGAAATCCAGCTGAGAGACCAAGACGGAAAAGTGTACATAGACTATCTGGAACATATCGGACACGGCACAGACACAAAAATAGAACTGGCGGTAAATCTCAAAACTATCAGCCGTGAAATTGACGAAACGAGCGTTATTACACGGCTATATCCGTTGGGTGCAAAGCAGACCGACAGCGAGAAAAGGCTGACGATTGGCAGCGTAAATGGCGGTAAAGATTATATCGAAGATAGTGCGTTAGTCGCTAAATATGGCGTAATCAGCGGTACACAGACGTGGGACGACGTGACACAGGCGTCAATTTTGAAGACAAAAGCCACAGCATTCCTGAAAAGCGCAAACAAAGCCAAAAAGCAGTATAAAATAACTGCGGTCGATTTGTCAACAATTGATATGAATTTTGAACAGTTTGAATTGGGGTGCTGGTATCGTGTAGTCAACCCTCTTATGGGGATTGATGAAGATTTACGCATAATCGGTATCACTATAAACCTTGACAACCCTGAACAATCCGAGCTGACATTTGGTGACAAATTTGAAACCATGACAGGGTTCATGACAGCCAAAACCAAAAGCCTGCAGACCGCTATTGATGATAGTGAATTCAGAAATCGTCAGGTGATAGACAGCAAAATCGAAAATGCCACAAAGTTGATAACAGGTGCAGAGGGCGGACACGTTATTCTTGACCCGTCCGAGAAGCCAGAGCGCATTTTGATTATGGATACGGCTGATATAAATACCTGTAAATCCTGCATTCAGCTGAACAAAAATGGGCTAGGTTTTTGGAAATCATCGGACGGCGGGTCGGCTAAAACTGGGCCGTACACAAATGCGTGGACTATTGACGGAAATTTGGTGGCTAGTTTTATAACCGCCCTGACCCTGACAGGGCTGAAAATCAACAACGGCAGTGGAACGTTCAAAGTGGACGAAAACGGAAATGTGATTGCTAATAAACTGTCGTCAAAATCAGCGACTATCACAGGTGGAAGCATTAATATTCAAACGTCTAGCCAAAATACCAGTGCGATTCAGCTATCCCACAATGAGTGGACGTTGAAAGTCAGTCCGCTGGAGATACGCATTGACAACAGTACGATTGGCGGTCATATCGTCCTGCAGGCTGGCGCTATGTCAGGCTATTGGAATAACGAATTGAAATTTTCACTAGATACAAATAGTGGTAATATTTCAACGTACACAGACAGCGGCAAAAAGGTATTTACAGTTGATACCAATAACAGGGCGATGTATCTGTATAACGAAAATGAAAAAACCGCAGTGCAGTGCTACGGCAAAACAGGTGATATCATGTGCAACAGTATCACTACGAAAAACCACACACTAGACTAGGAGGAATAAAATGGCAAATAATGTTGATTTGGCAGCAGCAATTGAAACTGTCAGAAACGCATTTTACGGCCGTGATGTTCGCCAGGCATTGGTTGACGCACTAACGGCAACAGAACAGGCAGTAAATGATTTAAACCAAAACAAAATCAAAAGTGGCACGATTGAATACACACTGAAAAAGGCTGCGCCAAGCGTACAAATACCGCTGAATTTGGACTTTGTGCCAAAACAGATATGCGTGTCGCTGAGGGATATCGGCACACCTAGCCCATTTCAGAACTACTGCACCCATGTGCAGGTGTACAAGGGCGCATATTTTGCAGTGGTCTGCATGGGTCCTAGCAATGGCGCAACCACTGTCAATGTGCCTGCAGGAACGTACAGCATAGACTACATAGCAATCGTATAGGGGGTGCAAAACAATGGTAATCAGACTAGACGAAAATTATAACGCAATGACATCAACAGCCCTACTGGGTTATGTCGGTGAAACGAATGCTAGACCTGTGTCTGTTGAGGGCATGGAGATAGACGGCGCAGACCGCTATGTAATGACGATAGACTACGGCGACGGTGTTCAGTACGAGGTCGATATCACAGGCGGACAGTGGACACCTACGGCAGATATACTGCGGTCAGCGCAGACAGTCAGCTGCCAGATAGCGGCTAAAAAGCTGTCAGGCGACGAGTATATTTTAGTTAAAAAATCACGCATTTTCCGTCTGAGAATAGGTACAGCTATCGGTGATACGGCTATCCCGTCACCTGACGTGGCTATGGACGCACTTGACCGCATAGACGCCATAGGCAGGCAGGCACACGCAGATATGCAGACAGCCGTCACCGCTGCAGAAACAGCGACAACAGCGGCTGAAAACGCAGAAAAATCTGCCACAGACGCAGAGAAATCAGCAGATACCGCAGAACAGGCGGCAAGCCGTGCTGAAACTGCTGCACAGACAGCACAGGCGGTGGCTGACAGCCTGCCTGAAGACTACACAACAGCTGTTGGAAAGATTGCCGAGAATACAGCTGATATAGCTAGTATAAAACTAAATGATAAGGAAATGAAACGTAGGGTAGATGCTTTGTATGATATAGGACAGGGTATCACCCATAAGTTTGAAACTGATAGTGATACGGCATACGCAAAGACAGTGCCTACGGGGGCAAAGCTGATGAGTGTGAAGTCTGTGGGTGGTAGGTCAATTGTTTGGAATCAGTTGGTTAAACCAGTGCCTGCTGTAGTCACAGGTGCAGGTGTAAAGGCTACGTTTTCTGACGATGGCATTATTACACTGAACGGAACGGCTACCACAACAGGTAGTGCAGTTTCTGTGCAACCTGTTAAAAACCAAAAAGGGCATAAATATCTAATGATTGCAAACCCATTGTCAGGTGTTTATGGAAAAGATCAATTGCAGTTTAGTTCGCAATCATATGGACAGGATTCTACAGGCCACGGGACTATAATCACCAATGAAAGTAGCAATGAAAAATGGTACTACACGTTATATGTGTATGAGGGCGTTACATATGATAACGTTAAACTACAACCACAGATTTTCGATTTAACCGCCATGTTCGGAAGCGGCAACGAACCTAGCACAGTGGAAGAATTCGAAAAAATGTTCCCTGCAGACTACTATCCATATGCTGTAGGGGAGATTGTCAGTGCTGGTACGGAAGAGGTCGTTGTGGGTGATACCGCCCACCCTATCCCCGAAGCAATCCGCAATCTGCCTGGCTACGGCTGGTCGGCAGGAACGGCTAAGAACTGGGTGGACTATGAGAATAAAAAATATATTCAATGTGTTGACAGCGTTGATTTGGGGACACTGGGTTGGGGAATTAATACGACTTCCGCTGTTGGACGTCATTTCTATGGGTATGTGAGACCTCTCAATTTTAAATATCTTGGTGTATTTGGAACAACCGTTTATAATGTATTGTGCAGTAAATATAGAACAGTTCCCAGAAGTTCCAATGTATTTGTTGATAAAACAATCACGATAGACGGGGTTGATGACATAGTTTCGCAAGTTCAGATTAAAGACACCGCCTACACCGATGCCACCGCATTTAAGCAGGCAATGTCAGGCGTAATTCTGTATTATGAGTTAGCAAATCCTATAGTAACAGATATATCATCGTTAATACCAGACGACTTTCTGCGAAACATCGAGGTCGAAGCAGGGGGCTCAGTGACATTCAAAAACAGCAACGACAGCTATCTGATACCAGTGCCGTCAGAAGAAGAGTATATCGTGAAACTGAGTGAAGTGGGAGGTACAACATGACAGAGTTGCAGAAAAAGATGGTTGAGAAGTTAGGATTATCCCAAGAAGACTTCCAACCAAAGAAGGCTACAAAGGTTGATGAGTTGGAAGCACAGGTGCTATACACTGCACTGATGACCGACACGCTAATTGAGGAGAGTGACGACAATGTATAAAAAGGTCAAACGTTTGTACGACTTGGGGCTGTACACCGCTGAGCAGGTCAAGGACTTTGCTGACAGAGGAAAGATAACCCCTGAGCAGTATGAGGAAATCACTGGAGAGAAATATGAAAGCGAGGTAGTGAAGTGAAATACATAATAATGCTGATGATTGTTATAGGTCTTGCGTTGGCTGATTTTGCCACAGGCTGGATAAAAGCCTATTGCAAAGGCGACGTTAGGTCGTCAAAAATGCGCAAAGGCGGTCTGAATAAATTGGCGGAGATAGTCGTCATGGGCGTGGCTATCGGTTCGGAAATCGGTTTTGAGCAGCTGGGTCACTACTATGGGCATAGTGAACTGGCAGGCATTGCAGGCACTATCACCGCACTAGCTGTTTTCGGATATATTTTTGCTATGGAAATAGTTTCTATACTGGAAAACTATGGTGAAATCAATCCACAGGCAAGCTGGATAAACAAAATTGTGGCAAAATTCGGTGTTTTCAAGGATAAGGAGGACTAATTATGGCTATGACATTTGATGAATTTGTAAAGAAATACAAAGACAAGGGCGTTGATTTTGACAAAGCATATAACGTACAGTGTTTTGACCTGGCGAACCAGTACAACAAAGATGTTGTCAAATGCGGTATGTTCACAGGTCTGTATGCCAGACAGATTTACGAAGATTTCGACAAGCAGGCGGTCAAGGGCTATTTTACCAGAATTAAAAACACGCCGTCATTCGTTCCGAAAAAGGGTGATATCGTTGTGTGGGGCGGTAGTCTGAACGGCGGTATCGGTCATGTTGCCATAGCCACAGGCGAAGGTAACACAAAATATTTCTACAGCTACGATCAGAACTGGCTAGGCAAGAATGACCCATGCACACGTGTCTATCACAACTATAACCATGTTCTTGGCGTTCTCCGCCCGAAAAATCAGAGCGTTATCAATCCGCCTACACTGGAGACAAAAGGCTATAAAAAAGGTGCGAGCACAGACGGGTCGTATGCCCTGAAACAGTTGCTAATCCTTGACGGTGCGAAGCTGGACGATAATGCAATCATCGGCAAGGGCACTGTCAGTGCTATCAACAGCCGTCTAAAAGGTTGGGGATACAGACCGAACGGCATAGCAGGAAAGAAGTTCATTAAAAAAATAAGACAGAAAATTCAGAAATAGTCGCATAAATGTCGCATAAAATTCGCATAAATTTAGCCGTCAGAGCGTTTGCCCTGGCGGCTTTTTTTATTGCGGTACACAGTTATTGCAGCACCTTATGGATTGTACTGATATCGTTGTCGTCACGATCGGCGTTTACAAATATTGTTGACAGCCATTTCACCTGATAGCCACCATTGGTATGGTAGCCGTGGAAATGTGCACGCCTGATGTGCGGTGCTTTCGGTGCGCTGTGACCTTGTGGGCTGTGCTGACCGCCGACAGCGTTCTCAGCCTGCCTATGCTTGCGGACAGCGACGCCTATCCTATATCCTACATTGGCTATGGCTGATTTCTGTGGCTGTGCAGACGGCTTCTGAGGACGTTGTGCGGTGGATTTCTTCTGCGCCTGATGTTTTGTTATGGGTGCGATTTCTGCGTTTACGGCTGATAAGTATACAATGAACTGCAATTTTTCGGCTATGTCGCATATCATTGCCTTAGTGCCTGCCATGTCTTTTTTGACATAGCTGCCTAGAATTTTATATATCAGGTCTTCAACTGTCATATCATACTGCAATTCTATAGCGATTGATTCCGAATAGTAGTCTTTTTCGACATTGTCAAAAAAATATTCTGTCATTGTCATTCGGTCGCCCTGCAAGTCGAAAAAGAACCCCACACTATTTTTGTATTTTCGCTGGATGTAAAAACAGTTACACGGCAATTGTTTGAAAACGTCTGCACTGATTTTCAAATCTGCTGTGCCCTGACCGCTCAGCAGGCTGGCAAAATCATCATCAAAAACATATATCTGCCGTCCGCTATAGTACCAATTCACCATATTTTTTATGGCACCCAGCTTGTCTAAAAAATCATCTGACATTATCGTTTGTTCGGTCAGCTTGGCGGCTTCGTCTAGGGTTTTCTTACCGATTTTGATATAGTCACGCATTAGCTGACCACTGACATAATCCACTATATCGGTATCGGTTGCGATATGTCCTATGGCCTTAATGGTTTCTGCATTGGCTGCTACTACTTTGTCTGGTAGCAATTCGTATTTTTGTTTCGCCATATCACTTCACCCTGATGTTTATGCGGTCAACACTTATGTTTGTTGCCTCAATGCCATGTTTTTTCAACTCTCGTTCAATCGTAGCCGAATTTTTCGGGGTGGTAAGCCTGATCTGTCTGCAAACGTAGTGCTTCTCACACTTTTCACCATAGTTCTTACCTTTGACAACTTCAAATTCGTCTGAAATGTCGTCATCGGTCAGCCCTAGTTTCTCAACGAACGTCTTCCAGTCTTCGGGGCTGATAGGGTCCAGGACTTTGACTTCCACGCCGCCACGTGGCGCCATTTTATATATCCAGTATGCCTTCTTGTCGAACTCTGCTGCGCTTCGTGGGATATTTGCGTTGCCACGTGGTATAAGATATTTCGATACATCATCGACGTTTGAAAAATCGATCATGTTCAGCTGATATGTGCGGTTTTTGACTTTTACCAGTAAATAGTTTCCCTCTGGGGAGTATAGTCCGTCAACTATCAGCCGCTTTTCGCCGTTGATCTCTTCAAACTCGAAGCTGTCAGCTTCCAGCAAATCTTCCGGCTTGCAGTCCAGTGCCGTGCATAGACGTCCTAACGTGCTCGCCTGGATAAAATTGATATCCTGCGCACCGCTCTCAAGACGGCAGATATAGCTTCTGACAGAACCTATCCTCTTTGCCAGCTCATCTTGTGTCATGCCTCTTGCTTCTCTCATGTCTTTCAACTTGCTCATAAAATCATATCCTTTCAGATTTATTTTGCTTTCCAGCCGACGCCCCTTTTTTGTGGGGCGTTTCGTATCAATTTTCAGATACTCATCAGGGCTGTTTTATGCGACGTGTTCAGCGCACATTCTTTCGGCAATTGCTTTTACGTTCTGCATGGTTGCTGGCTCACCTTCAAGATTTATGCGTGCAATGTTTTCATCGTCATAGGCGATATACGAAAATCTGTCTGAAAATTCGTCGCACCATACATAACCTTTTGACATATCAACCATCAAAGCGCCATATGATGAACGATAATATCCACCGCTGTTTGCTCTCTTGTAAGTTCCTACTGCTTTCTTAACGCCTGTGATTTTCATGATTTTGTACCTCCGAAAATTAATTTTTGATTTCAGGTCTCATCTCTTGCCTGTGATTATAGTATACCATGTTATCTAGTAAAAGTCAAGTAGTTAGATAACAAAAATATAGATAACATTGAACTTTGTAGGATTGCATAAATATAAGATTGATTTTTGTGCATATTTTCAGAGCAAAATTTCAGCGTGTGCAAAATTCGTGTCATATATCGTGTCATATATTTATTATTTTGGGTGGTATTTTATTATTTCTACGCATATTTTAGCATTTCAAGGCATAAAGAAAACCGCCTATCTACGCCATTTGACGCAAACAAGCGGTTTCGTACTGGTCGAGGTGACGGGACTTGAACCCACGGC